TTTCCTTCTTGGGATAGATTCCGCAGATGATGTCCTTGTCAGCAGAAATCATTGGCAAGATGTGTTCTGGAATGAATTTAATGTCTGAATCAATAAACATCATGTGAGTGCATTTGGTCTTTAGAAAGGCATGAGCCAAGAGATTGCGTCCTCGCTGAATGAGAGACTCATTAAAAAGAAAAGAAAAGGTTACGTCTATGTTGTTGTTGAACGCTAGCTTTTGAAGCTGTAGGCAGCCTTGGGTAAAAAAGCCAAAGCATTGACCACCGTACATTGGTGTCGCTACAAAGATGTGGTTTTTCTCTGGCGGTATTTCTACTGTGCCGATTGATGGGATGTCGATTGTTTCCATGTTTGTCCTGTTGGTTTAATAAGTGGGGCTACCCGAAACGCTGCCCCGTCACGTTCCTAACTGTCCTCGTGGGACTCGACTTCGGGATGTCGGGGGGTCATCTCTTCTATGACTACATGAAGCAGCCCACCTTTGATTTGCTCTCCTCGAATCATCTCAATGTGGTCAACTTGGAAGTCGTTGTCAAACACTCCAGCGTGTTCTAGTGCATCAAGTACCGCTTTGATACGGTTGTCGATGTCTATTTTTCTTTTGTCTCTAGGACGCAGAATTAGTGTTAGTTTCAATTTTTTGTCCCCAAACTTAGGAATGTTGTTTTCAATTACAAAGACTTGGACAGCTTCTCTAAACTCCCTTCCCTTGGCGCTCATCACCATGTGACCGCGAAAGTTGCGGTAATAGGTGTTAACGCTTGGGGGAAATGGGAGAGAGAAGCTAGCCGTCAAAATGGCACGTCACTATCTTTTGGATAAGACTTAGCCGGTTTGTCAGTTACCTCTTTAGGGTACTGCTGCTGTTGTTTGTTCCAGTTAGGGTCGTTGAGCTTGATGTTGTAGTAGATGCCAAAGCCAGCATCGTTCTCCCATGCACCAAAGGTAATGATTTGACCTTCGTACATGAATGTGCCTTTCCAGTCTGGCTCAGAAGAACCCTGTTTTTTGTAGGTGTTCTTTGTCATTCGTCCTTTCATCTCTTGCGGAACAAACGGGGGTTTCTTTTGGTTTTCCATGATTTTCCTTTCAACGGTAGATATATCGGGCATACTCGCGCCCATTTTCTTTAACCATAGTTGTAAGGATTGGGTGTCCTTGCTTCCTAAGATATTCGATATGGGCTGCAAGCCTGAATGAGCCATAGTTTTGTAATGCGTCCATTGGAGTTAGTGAGCCTATGTTCTGCAAATGGTTCAGAATATTTTGTCGTTGTGTTCCATGTCGGCTACGAACTGGGACGCTGGTGACTTTGGGTTTAGGTTTACTCCCACCTTGGCTAACTCACCTCTAATCTTGATTCTCTCAAAGCTAGAGAACTTCTCAGTTATATCGTGATTAGCCTGTGCTAGGGCAGCAATCTTCTCGGTGCGCTGTTCATCAGTTATTGTTTTAGACTGCATGACTCTAGCTGCCAAACCAGCATAGGCTTCTATCCATTCCTCTGGATTGCCGTAAAGGGCGTATATCTCACCGTCAGGCTTAATGATGGGGTAGTCACCAGTAGAGGCTTCTATGACCTCTAAGGGCTGTTTAACGTCTTCTACAACGCCCATGTGCTTTGGCATAGGACTATCAAAGTCCATAACCTCTTCTGTAGCGTAGTGTCCCAAGATACAAGCTGGATAGATAGAGCGCACGGCTCTAGATATAACCCTAGCTCTAAGCATATCTTCAGGGTACTTAGACCAGCCACTACCGTCACGGTAGATACCGGCTTGCTTTGCCATTTCAATAGTCCATTCAACGGTAAGAGTACCGCCTTGTGGGTGCTTGAATGTTCCCTTGACTGCCTTGGGCGTGACTACATCCCATTGGACAGAGCCACCAGAGAGTTGGAAACGGGCTAGGATAGCTTGAGACTTCAGGGCTGGCTTGCCTTGAATGATGTCGTACTCTTGCACGACAGAGGCAGGGTGCTTGTTTTCTGCTTGGGCTACAAGCATTACAGCCATGACTTGCTCTTTGGTTTTAAAACCGTAGAAGCCGCTTTTTACGATACTGTCAGCCATGACTGTCATGTCTGATACAGGGATGATATTACTCATGTGTTTTTCTCCGAGTTAGGAATAGTGTTTATAAGTCTCTTGCTTGCAGCATTGCATCTGCAATCATGTAAGCCCTCTGAGCAAACTCTTCAGGCGTTGCTTTGAGTGATGGTTCTGCAAGCATCCCTTGCAAAGCCTGAGTCGCAAAGTAATCTCTGAGCTTCATGCCTTTGTCAGCAGTACCCGTCTTAGGGTCGTGTCCACTAGGAAATGCGTTCATCTTTAGCTTTCCTTCCGGGCTTTGATTTTGGTGTGCCGTCAACCCTCAGACCCCACCGAGCCTGTTCTAGCTTGTCTATGCGTTGTAGCGCTTGAGCAAACAAGTCTTCAAGCATGACAACTTCTTGCTCTAGGCGCTCTAATCGTTTTGTTTTGAATAGCAACATGATTACCCTTTCACTAAGAATCTACGGCTACCGGCAAACTCCCGAACATAAGACTTGTGAATGTCTGGCATAGACTGCTCAAACAACTTAGAGTCAAACTTCATGCTGCCCTTAGATGATTTCCAAGTGACCAGAACTCGCCCGTCTAGGGTTACCAATTCGCTATTGACCCCCATAAATTTCTGTATTTCCACCTGAAGTTTCTCTTCTTCCTTCTCCCACTTCTTGAGTTCAGTCTTGGTGTATTGCAAGGCTTGCACCATCTGCTCTAGGGACTGTGGCGCGGTGATGGATGTAGGTGCGGATACAGAATAGATTAGCTTTGCTTGCTCGGTTGTCTCAGGTTCAGGCAACTGCTTAGACGCAACGTGTCCCCAGAACTTCGCCATATCCTTGATGAGCTGCTCTTTCTGTGCTTCTTCAATGGTGAACTTAAACACTTCAAAGTTTTGTCCCCCAAATAAAACAGCCAGCACAATGTCGTTGATATTGTGGCAAGCCGCTTCATGGATGAGTTGCGCCATATCAGCCGTAGGGATGATTTGGGCTTCACTATCGAACTTGTTGCGTACAGCAGCGTTGTAGTTTTTGACTTCCACAAGCGTTTGCCCGTCAGCCGAGATGAAGTCGAAATGGGAACGCATCCAAGTCTCTTTCGGGTGAGTGAGCGCATAGTCAGCTTCCTTCAATTCCATGCCTAGTTTGTCTTGAGCAAGTCTGCCAATGATGGGCTGCATAACATGACCCATTTGGACTGCTTCAATGTGGCTAATGTCTTCTCTTTCCTTGACCCCTAGTTTTTCTAAGACTGCATCATTGCCATGACCATTGGCTGCCTTTCGGCTATCGCCTGACCACCAAGCGCTATTGCGTATCTCTGGCGCAAAGTCGTTTCTATCATTAGCCATGTTGTTTTTCCTTTGTTAAGTAATAAACTGCTAAACCGAGTGCTTGAGCCACAATCTTGGTTGAGTAATACAGCTCTGAATACTTGTTCAGGTCATCCTTGAGCTGCTCTATTTGGTCATTCAGCTCTGCCTTAGAGTAGATGCACTTCTTTAAGGCTAGCTCTAGGTTATTGGATTCGTCTTTGACTTCTTGAAGCTGCTCATTCAAGTCTTGGATGGTGTCTTTGAGTTGTCTAATCTCTTGTAGCTTGGTGACTAGATTACTTTGTAGCTTAGTTGCCATTTGGTGTTTCCTCTTCAGCTTGGTTTAACTCAAACAACTTAGCATCCATGCCACAGTCACCATTGGCAACGCGCATGGATTCACAGTAGGTATGTTTAGCTTCCCCAGTAACGAGGTTGATAACCTCTGAGGCTTTGCAACGGTCGTAGTTAGCTACGGTTGAGCTTTGTTTAGATGGAATGTGCCACTTGCAATCAGCACAAATGAGTGGTTTCATGTTTCCCCTTTCGGATAGTTAGGAATGAGTAAGTAATGTATCACGCTTATGATGATTAGTCATTGTATTTATTAATCGGTTTCTCCTTATCGATAGTTACATTATGTTTAGACATAGTTTCCCCAAGGGTGAGAAGCATCTCCCCCAAGCCCATGCGTATGCACTAGCTTCCCCATAGGGATGCGATTCATTCGATATGGGTCTTGTCTCACCATGTCCCCATATCTTCTGAGATACCTCGCACACAGTTCTCTAGGGTTGTCAACGGGGTGATGCGCTGCCCTATGTTCTCTTCCTCGCCACCCATGTAGGTGCTTTGCTATCGTGAGGGGTACGGCTGCGCGTAAACAATAAAAAAGCCACTTAACCCAGAACCCCTGTCGTAACCCCATAGAAATGGGGAGGGATGCTGGCTTAAATGGCTTCAAGATATTGCTTACGACGGCAACGGTGCGAATCATATCAGACTTAATTTTTATTTGTCAACAAGTACCAAGAAAATCATAAACGCAATAAACGCAACGAAGAGTATCTCAGGCATTATTTGACGGGCAATCTAGGCAATGGCTAGGTCTATCCATACAAACCCCAAGGTGCTTACATTCATAAGTAAATTGGGGAATCTTCCTAAACGCTTCGTCCTCTAGCTCTTGGTCTTGCAGCTCGCGTATGGTGCGCTTACGCCATACAGTCTTACGGGCGCGGCAACCATCTTCACAGTCTTGTAGACATAGGCGCGTATGGGGGTAATGACAATCGGTTTGGTCACGCATGGCGTATGTCTCCAGTCATAATCAATGCAAGGGTTATAAGGTACACGGGGGCGTTATGCCCCTCGCGTACACGGTCTAGCAGCTTATGGGCATCAGCTAGGGTCATTGGGTTTCACCGTTGGAGTCCAGCCAAAGCGCCGCCATGTTTGGGTGATGTCGGTGCGTGAGGCGGGTACATAGTCAAACCCTTGCGCGAGTAAGCGCGTAGGGCGCGTAGGGGTGCGCGTGGGGGGAATCGGGATTAGTAATGGCTTCAGCATGGTTTACCTTATAAAAAAGATTAACAGGGCTACTGACACTACAAAGATTATGGCGCAAACCAAGTCATCATTAGTCGGCGTGTATGCGCGTATAGGGGAATCGCGGTCTACTTGTCGGGCGATAGCGGCGGTTATATCTTGATTAACCTTGTCAAAAATGTATCGGCTTTGCATGGTGTTTTATCCTATGCGGTTTCAATAATGCTGCCAACGGTGCAACCGTTAGAGTCGTTGATTGCGTCAGGGAAAGCGTTTTCATCTTTTATATATTGGGCTAATGATTCCAATATATCGGGTAGCTCATGGCAAAAACCGTCAGGACCTAAACGGTAAAACGCATCATTGGTTTTTAGAGTGATTGTGATTGTGGACATATATTCTCCAAGGGTTAGGAAATGGTAGGCAAGTGCGTACCGCATAGCGCCCATTTGGTAGGCGCTACACGCTAGGCGCTAGGTGCTACGCTTTATATGGTGTTCAATCAGTTCAACGTCATGCTTTATTAGGTTATTCACGGCGTTAGCTACGGCGGCATACATACCGGCGCGACAGTCTATTTGCGCCTTTGCGTTACCGTTTAGCGCGGCGTTAGCCCAAAGGGTTTCACGCTCTGATATGTTCTTTATATCGGCGCTTGTAAGGCGCGAGAGGTAGGCGAATAGAATGGCGGCGTGGTCTATTTTGTGCATTGTTTAACCCTTTCAATTTGTAGATAAATGACTTGAGCGCTTGCGTATAGGCGCGCGTGTAGGAATAGCTCATAACGAGCTTGTAACTCTCGCATGGCATACCCCTTAGAGTTTTCCGCTAACTTCTAGGTAATCTTGCTTTTTAACGTCAAATATTGACCAGCTATCCCATTTGGTGCGGTCATCATCACAATCAATTACTAGCTCATACTCTCGCGTACCAATGACTAAAAAATTATGGTTACGCTCAAAGCTACCGTGACCGATAGCGCCGCTTGCATACTGACTGTATTTAGGAAATAAAACGTACCAATGTTCTCGCTCTAAATCGACAATCAATTCAAGATTGTGTTTGTATACGGTTACGTTAAAGTGTTTAATCATGGCTTACCCCTTTGTGATAGTTTAGGAATTGGTACAAAGTACCGCATAGGACACGTTTAAAGCGCCCTACACGCTACGTTTTACGCGGCGATAGGTAGCTCTACGGTATCGGCGTTTACGGCGTTTAAACCGTTTATATGGTCTACCGCCTTTTGTGCAAGCGCCGCCGCTTTAAAAATGGCGCGGCTATCTTCTTTTAAGACTTTTAACCATGACTGTATATATCCGGCATGGCGTAGCTCTCCGGCTATGCGGTAGTCCTGACATAAAAACGCCGCGCCCATTTCCGCAACTAGTTCCTCAAACGCATATAAAGGGTTGCCATAGCGCCCTTTTAGGTTACGGTTACACCTTATCTCCGCGCCCGTCCAATGTGTTAGCTCATGGAATACGGTAGCGTAGTAGTTAGATTCATTTAAAAAGCTGCTTTTATGCGGTAAGTTGATTTTATCAACGCTAGGGGCATAAAACGCACTATCGCCGCCGTGAGTGATTACCGCGCCGGTTAACCTAATACGCTCTTCTGCTTGCTCTACGGCGTTAAAAGGTTTATCCGGTACGCTAGGCGCTTGGATAGTTACACCGTCTACCTGACTAGCATTAAATACATAGTAGGTTTTTAGTAGGTTATAGTTTTCAACGTCACCGGTAGCTTTATTCTCTTTTTTAACGGGAGAGTAAAAGACAATTTTAGTGCCATGCTCACCTTTTCTAACGGTAGCGCCTACGGTTTGCCATTGTTTAAAGCTAGCCCATACTGGACAACCAAAACCATGCACCATGCTAGATAGCCCTAACATAAGCCGATTAATGCCCTTATATGGCGCTTGAGAGAGGAAATTCTTATCGGCGGTACTATCGGTAGTCCAAGGTTTTATCCATGGCGTAGCGCCGTTTTCTAGTTGTTTAATGATGCTATCGGTTACTTCCTGATATACGGTAGACATAAATTATTCTCCCTTCATTTCACGGTAAACAAAGTAAACACCGGCGGCTGTACCAAATAAAATGCAAGCTATAAATTCATAAATACTAATAGCGCCATTAAACAAAGCCGCTACAGCGACAAGCATTAGAGCTAATGCACAAAGATAACCCGTTGAATAAAACATAAAAACCCCTTTGATTGTTAGGAACGGTACAAAGTACCTCATAGAGCGCTTGTAAGCGCCCTACAAGCTGCTTTTTACACAACGGCGGTATCTACCCCTTGGTGTAGCTGAGAGGTCAACAAATTGAGCTTAATCATTAGCTCTTGGACGTAAACTGCATACTCTACTTTTTCGTCACTATCCGGATAGCTAACGCCAAACCAGCCGTCACGCGCAACTACTTTGATGCGCCTACCCTTAACGGCTTTGTAAACATCCATGTATACAAGCGCTAATAGCTTCTTTTCTTTTAGTGTCATATAAACCCCTTTGTATGATTAGGAATGATTACATAGATTATCTATGCTCTCATATATATAGCATAATAGAATCGTGCCAACCCTACCTAAGTCATTGATTTATATAGGTGACTATTTTTTTATCAACACGTTATCCACAATAATATATATGTATGTAGATACTATGTTATAAAAGTAATTATGTTATGTAGTTAACTATAAATGTCTACATAATATGGTATCTACATAGTATGGTATCTACATACTATATATATTATATAGTAACTACATACTATGTAATAAATGGTATTACTATAATTAAGTGTCTACATACTGTAAACCCTCACAATGGCGGTAATGACAGCTATATGTCCCGCCCATGCGCTACCCTAAAAGGGGTTTATTGCGGCGCTACAAGCCAAGCTATATGGTCACACGGCGCTATTTCTAGATATGGTTTTGGGTAATGGGTTTGTCCAAGCTCTAACTATCTCGCTCTTTATTCTCGCGGTAATCGATTGGGTTTCGGTTTGTAAAAGTGTGTGCCCCATTCGCTTCCTCCACCAAAAAAAATATGTGTTTTCTGGTATGCTTGGTTCACACGCATGGAGATTGAGTCTGAATTGCAATCATTAAGTGGGCGGTATTCTAGAAGTCCGTACCCGCTTAGTCTCCAGCCGTGTCAGTCAGTTGTCATTCCTTTGATGGAACTTATGCCCTGCCCTTGTGGTGGGGCTTTTTTTTGTCTATACTGCCCAACATGGATAGGGGGATGCAAATGATTAGCATGGAAGTAAGTAAAGATGTGCCTGTGCCACCTGATAAGCGGCGGTATCCGTACAAGGTGATGGAGGTAGGGGACAGTTTCTTTGTTGACGGTGGGAAGTTGCAAGTGGTTTGTAACAACAACTACCGGACTGGGAAGAAGCTGGAACGTAA